CTTGCAGTTTTTTATCTTTGTCTTTATGGCCTGCTCTTGCTATATATTTGATAGTATTCCCCAAACAAAAATCTAATTGCCAGCTTTCAATCACATCTATTGCCTCGATTGAATCTGGATGATAATGACTAGGATGGTCTATACATTCTTTCATAAATATTCCTTGGGAAAAAGTTGTTGAAAAACATTTAAAACTATTTTTTACATACTAGGAGACTTCATGTTAGCATACAAAAACACAAAAAAATACCACCAAAAATTGTCCACAATATTTGGAAATGCCACCAAATAATGTCCACAATATTTTGTGGCTTTCCCATATTATATATTAATATAATATATATATTAATAGTAGATGACCTCAAAATTTGTGGACAATATTTGTGGACAATTTTTGGTGGTATTTTTAGAAGGAATTTTGAAGATGAGCAACGTAGTTACAACAAACAAAGATTTATCAGAATTTGGTAGACGAGAGAGTATGGCGCACAGATTACCTGCTAGCACTAGTGTTTCTAGTTGGGCATATGTCGTCAGTCAGAAATCTGCGCTAGAGTTACACCACACAATGTATGGTAAGCCTACCAGAGAGGAGCTTGAAGCCCTCTACAAGACGTTTTTAGATCAAATGGAGGCACTGACTAATGGCGGGGCGTAAAAAGACCGCTAAGAGCAAATTAAAGCATATTCTGTCTCGCGAGGAGTTGCTAGACTTATCAGAGAAGTGTTTTGAGTTTTGCTTAACGTCTACAGGTGTTGATTTATATCCGTATCAAAGGGAGTTCGGGTTACGTATCTGCCAGAGTGTGATTATGGAGGATGGTGATGAGATCACAGCGTTGTTCTCCAGGCAAAGTGGTAAGACCGAGACTGTATCTTGCGTGGTGGTGGGGTTGACTGTGATACTGCCCACACTAGCTAAGATGAAGAATCTAAAGAAGGATGATCGCATAGCGAAGTTCAAGGATGGTCTATGGGTAGGCATTTTTGCGCCAAACTATGAGTTGGCGGGTATCATGCATTCTCGTATGTCAGCTCGTATGTCTTCACCAAAGATGCAAGAGGTGTTGAGAGATCCTGATTTAGGGATTGAGCTTCAAGGTGGGCGTAAAGTGCTTAGGCTTCAAAACGGTAGTTATGTCGATGCCAATTCAGCAGGCCCACAGGCTAACATCGAGGGTAAGACCTACCATTTAATCATATGTGAAGAAACTCAAGACATCTCCAACTATAAGATTCGTAAGAGTATTCACCCGATGGGTGCGTCTACCAACGCTACCATGATTAAGATTGGTACGCCCAACCAACATAAGAACGAGTTTTTTGATGCTTGCGAGCGTAACCGTAAACGAAGTATAGAGACGACAGGCGGTAGGCTAAGAAGTCACTTTCAGTACGACTATCAATATCCTGCCAAGCATAACCCAAGGTATCAGAAGTACATCGAAAAAGAGATTGAACGTCTAGGGTATGAGAGCGATGAGTTTAGGATGTCGTACAGGCTTCACTGGTTGTTGGAGCGCGGTCATTTTATCGCGCCAGAAATATTTGATGCGTGTGCGATCAAGAAGGACAGTAAGCTGCGTGTTAAGATTAAAGGGGTTTATAACCACTTCAAACGTAATGAGAATATATACCACAGTGATTACCACACAGAAAACCTAGTCGCCTCTTTGGATATTGGTCGTAGCAACGACAGTACTGTTCTGACAGTGGCAAAGGTTTGGTGGGACAATCCAACCATGTTTGCGGGCGAAGATAGGTATTACACACACATCATTAATTGGTTGGAGATTGAGGGGGATGACCACGAGAGTCAGTATCCACAAATCCTCCACTTTTTAGCTAAGTTTAACATAGGTAGTTTGATTGTGGATGCTACAGGTCGTGGTGACCCGATCTATGATCGCTTGTACCATGATCTGTACGACAAGAACATCCAAGTCGTGCCATTTATCTTTAACCAGCGCAGCAAACATGAGGGCTACACGATACTATACCACGAGATGAAAGTAGGGCGTTTAACCTATCCAGGCGCAGAGTATACTAGGGGAACTAAGAAGTGGCAGCGTTTTGTGAGGCAGATGTACGACTTACAAAAAAACTGGAAGGGTAAGTACATGGATGTTCACGCGCCCACAACGAAGAAGAAATCCTCTAGTAAAGATAACCATGATGATTATGCTGACGGGTTGATGATGTTATGTTATCTTGTGAATCGCAAGATGATTGCTGTTGAAACATCATCCAATCCTTTTCTTATGAACCGCGGTGCGGGCAATTACATGAATAAATCTGCTAGAATTGGCGGTGGAAGGAACAGGAGGAAATTTGATGGATGGTGATTTAACTACGCAACAGATCTGTGATCTTTCGGGTCTATCTGCTAGACTTGTTGAAAAGTCACTAAAACGCGGTGACATCCCTGATAAGTCAGCCAAGTCGGTGGGCTTGTGGTTAAAAACTTTTTTTGAAGGTAAAATAGGCAAAGAGTACAAAACTAAATCAAATTTACATAGAAAGTGGGATTAGTATGTCATTAATATCACGCGGAATCATTGCGTCAACGCCATATGGCAGTCCTGATTCAAAAGTTTTTCAACTAGTCACATCGACAGAGGTTGAGCATTCAACCAGATTGACACGTTACAGAAAATTCATGAACTTTTACCAAGGTAAACATTGGGATCATACTAGAGATCTTAATGAACCTTTTGTGACTGTGAACTATTGCAGACGCTTTGTAGATGCCCAAGTCAACTTTTTGATGAAGGGTGGTTTTACGTGTACGATACCAGATGACCCCACAACACCTGCTAAAGAGGATGAAGATAGAGAGTTCGTTCGTTTGATGCTAGAGAAGACGTGGGAGCATAATCGTAAAGAGTTAGTAGGGTTTGAGATGGCGCAAATGGGTAGCATTACAGGTGATGTGTTTGTGCGCGTGTCGTGGGAAGAGGATGATCCGATTGAGCCTCCCTACGCTAGAATTGACGTGTTACCAAGTCAATATGTGTTTCCTGTTTTTGGTGGGCCACATGGTGTTGATCGTAAACACGTATCCTCTGTTCTTGTTTTATTCCCACGTTTTAAGAATGGGCTAGACGAAAATACTCAAAGATTCGGAGAGCTTAGTAAGAAAAACGTGGAGTGGTACGGTGAACGCTGGTACAGAGATAAGGTGATTAAGTATGATCCAATTTACGGAGAAAAAGAAGTGCCAAATCCGTTGGGCGAGATACCGATTGTACATATACCAAACTATCCTATCGCGGGTGAATTTTTTGGTCGCAGTGACCTTGCTGATGTGATCTCTTTGCAACGCGAGTATAACGAAAAGGCAACAGATATTTCAGATGTAATTAACTATCATGGAAGTCCAGTGACAATCGTTAAAGGCGCGAAGCTCACAGCACTAGAGCGTGGGCCAAACAGAATGTGGGGCTTACCTGAAAATGCAGAAGTAGAAAATCTTAGTTTAAATGGTGAGTTAAAGAGCAGCCTAGATTACCTAGATAGAATGAAAAAGGCGATGCATGAGGTGGGCGGTGTACCAGAGATCGCGTTAAGTTCTAACTTAAATAATCGCGAAACAGGAAGCTCTGTGAGCATGAGATATATGCCCATGTTGGAGAGCAGACAAGTTAAAATACAAACTTATGGTATGGGTTTGCGTTTGATAAACCGACTCATCATGAAAACAACTGCGATAGGTGATGCCGACTTTGGTCGTAAGTTTGATGCACTAGATAAGAGCAACAAATACCGCAACGAAGTTGTATTCCCTAGTCCTTTACCTCGTGACGAGAGTATTGAGCTAGACCGATCCATGAAGCGTATGGATCTAGGACTGACTAGCAAGCAGTACGAGATGATGAAGATGGGCTTCTCACAGCGCGAAATAGAGAAGATCAAAGAAGACATCAAACGAGAGAAGCAAGACTTAGCTGACCTTGAACTGGAGATCGGACAAAAGTTCATGGGTGAGGACGGAGAGCTTGATGTAGATGTATCAGACATCATATCAGACACACCAAACAGAACAGGGGGTAATCCAAATCCTGTACGTCCTAATCCTGATGTCCAAGCGGAGAAAAGATCTGATGCTGCGTTAGGAGAGAAGTTAGATGGCTGATCGTTTCACACCAAAAGATCTTGACGCGGGTTCAGGTCTTGTAAGCAAAGATCATAAAGTCTTACTGACTAATGGTGAGTCTTTGCGTGTGTATCGTGGGGGTTCGCTCAAGGGTAATCGAGGTAGGATGCGTAACTTAGAGATGCGTGACGCAAAGAGGCGCATACTCAATCGTGTGGTCAAGCAAGACCGAGCAGTACGTAGTTCGATGAACAAGCTCATAGATGACTTTGAGATGATGATGTTCAAAGAAGAGAAGAGAGGCGCAAGGGATAGGCAAGGACGTTTGAGGAGAGGTCGTAAGGCGATCATCCAGGCAAAGACAAACAAACTTGTTCGCGCCAAGGTGGTTGAGATGAGAGGTAGAGTGAGAGACGACATCGAAGCTAGCGTGAAGACGTATCTCATTGGTGTGCGAAGATCTTTAACAGACCGCA